GGCTTGCCGTTCACTTGTATGACGCTGCCGCTGTTCACAATCTGTGGCTGCTCGCCTGTGCTTGTGTTTACAGCATTACGGCCCGCAGTCGATTGGTCAAACCACGTGTGCACAAATCCGTCACCGCCGCCGCAGAACGTCAACAGCGCAGCAGCGTCCAAGTCCGTACCGCTAAACCCAATGTCCTGTGTTGTGTTGTCGCTGCTGCGTCGCACCTTGATGCAGTTGCCTGTGTAGCCAGCGCGCAACTTGCGCAGACTAAAGGCCGCCTGTCCTCCTGCGTAGTTGTCGAGCACGCGATCAGACACCTCGCTGTAGGTTACAATGAAACTGTATGCGCCTGCCGTAGATGTTGCCAGAGCAGCCATGTACAGGTCAATTTTATCGAACGCCGTGGCCAGTGTGTCGTTGAGTGCAGGCTGATTAACAGGCAGCGCCAGCCAGCCGCCGTCCGCTGCTCCGTGTAGGCCCAGCAATCTGAAGTAGATTTTTCGGCTGATGTCGGTGCCTGCTGTGGGCGTGTCGCCCTGGTTGTTGACGCGTCGTCCAGTGCCGTCAGGCAGCACTGTATAGTATGCTTCGAGCGTCTCGCTGCCTATGACGGCAGACCAATCTTCTGCAAACTTCGTAGCTGCTTGTGTGTTAAAGCCGCGCGTGTTGGGCAATGCTGTCACAGGCTCTTGGCCTGTGCTGCCGCCAATCGGCCTGTCTGGGCCCTTGCCTGTGTTCTCGTCGTGCGTCGTCATGCTGATGGCGTCGCGGCCTGTCTTGCGCAGCGTCAAATCCAACTCGCACGCCGTGGCATTAAGCTGCCAGTTGACGGGCGCATAAGACGTCGCAGTGTCTAAATCTTTGTAGAAGTTAAATGGCGACGGTACTGCAGCGCTCGTGCCACGCAGTACAATGCTTCCGCGCTCCAGGCCTTTGGGTTTGTTGTGACGTGCAAGCGTCTCCTGCACCAGCAGCGTGTTGATGGCGCGCGTCGTGTCGTTGTCCTTGCATACCCAGTTGCTGGTTGTGCCGTACACGCCAGCGCTAGTCTGCACGTCAATGCGGCCCATGCTTGTGCCTAGCTGCCCGACGTTTGTTGTGCCAAGCTCCAGCGCACCGCGCCCTGTTGTTGCGTTGGCTACAATGTCAAAGTCAGGAATGAACTCCAGCAAATCGCCGCTGAACTTGCTTACTTTAAAATCTACAAACGTCGTGGTAAGTGCTGCCTTGTAACCGTTGTTTGCTCCAGCATTTGCATCAAAGACAAGAAAGTCAGGCGTAACTGTTAGACCTGTTTTTTGCGTTTGTGGTGGCGGCACAATAAATACAAAGTCAATAAACCGTTCAATGTCCTGGTTAACGTCGTACACGCCGTTGTCTTGTGGCGCTTTGTAGTAGAAGTATCCTGCGCTGCCGCTGTAAGCTGGGTCCACAGCTGTAAGAAAGGTGCACTCAGCAGCGCCAAAAAGTACAGCAACACTTTGCGCCAGACCTGAGCCGTCTGCCAAGTTGTTGACATAGTATTGTGTGCTGCTGTCGCCCCAGGCAATGGTAAAGCGCAGCATCAGCTCTGCAATGGATGACTGCGCCACGCTCTGTGCAGACTGGCTGAACTTAAACCGCCCGCGCATCTCGTAGAATACGCTGCTGTTTTCCGTGTCAATGCCAGGGTACACAACGTCGCCGTCTGCCAACGCGGTGCCTGCAGCAAAATTAAAGTTACTGATAACGGTTGCGCCGTCGTTGGTGTCACGCGTTACGCGCACCTCATTGTGTGGTGGTGTGTAGCTGATGCGCCACGCTGCGCCCTTCTGCCGCACATCGTTGGCCGCGTCTTTCTGAAATTGATATTCTGTAATGACGTCGCGGTCTACCTCTGTGCCGTTCCACTGCAACACTGTGCCTGGCGTGCGCTCACCAGCCAGCGCCACAGGCAGCATGTGCCATGCGTCGCCGTAGCTGTACAGGCGCCATTGATATGTGATGCACAGCGACTGCAGCAAATCGTAGCAGCTGATGTACTCCGTGGCGCCGCTGCTGTTTACACTGCTCCACGGGTTAGTGTGAATGCGCGAGCGCTCGATGCTTTTTAGATCCGTGCCTGCTGGGTGCGTCTCTGCAGCCATGATATAATCATCCTCGCTGTACACATCCTCTGCCCAGGCCAACCTATACTCCGTGCCGCTGTTCTGCGCGTTTAGGTATGTGTACAGAGACCACTTCTCCTGTATGTTCTTTACAATATCGTAGACTGTTTGGTACCCAGTATAGGCCGTGCCCGAGTTATTGTAATCTACATGCCTTAAAAGGCTCAGGCCGTCCGTTGCGACGATGGTCACCTCCTTGTTGGTGCTGTCCTCATTTACCTCGAACTCTTCCACCAATATGCTGCCCACCCAAATGCGTGTGCTGTCGCGCAGCACCTCTAGCAGGTAGTCGCCGTCAGTGCTGGTAGCCAGTGCGGTCAACAACAGATTCAGTTTGGCGTGAATGTCAGCAGGCCACAGCGTCGTAACCTCGCACCGTGAGTGCATGATGCCTGGCACTAGCGCGCTGTCGTCAACGCTCTCGTACTTCAGGTCAAAGCCGTTTGCAGCTAGGGTGAACTCTGTCGTCTGATTGCTGCCAGCTGCAGTGCGAATAATGCGCACCTCGTAGCTGTCCTCGTTCAAAGACTTGCCGACACCCTTGGCTAGTAGGTAACTGCTCATGCGTAACGGTTGCGGGCGCTGTTGCTGCGTGCGTTGCTCAAAAATATGTCGTCGCCCTTAATGCGTCCGACCACCTCCACAACGCCGCCGCCCATCATGTCTTTCAATTTACTCAATGGCGCCACAACTTCAGGATCAATGGCTGCATTTCTGTTGTCGCCAACCATTGCCATTGTCGGGCCGTATGCAAGGCCGCCCTGCGCTAAGGCAGGTATGCCAACTCTGTTGACCAACGCCATGCCCGCAGTAAGCAAACCAGCCATGACAAACGGAAACGCTGGCCCTGTGCCTGCAGCACCTTCCGCACTGTTCTGCAAAATTTTCGCTTTCGTCTGTGCTAAATAGGCAATGATGACTGCACGAGCGCTTTCCAGCATGGCCTCTTTAAATGTGGCGGCCTGGCCAACTGCATTGCCAATGCTGTCAGCTAACACCTCGCCCATGTTTTTAAATGCCGCTGTAGTTGTTTCTACAATCGGCTTGACTTGCGCCACTGTTGTTTTGACCGCATCCAAACCGCTTGACACCTCAGTTGCAATCACCTCGCCTGTGCCCTCAAACAATCCGTTGAAGCGCTCCATTATTTCTGCCTTGGTGGGCAGCGCGTCCTCGCCTAGCAGGTCAATTTTCTCTGCGTAGATAGCTTCGTTGATGCCTTGCACCAGGTCTGCACCAATGTCGCTGGCAACCTCCACCACGTCGGCAGCTACATTGCCCAGCCCATCCTTCAGCGCGTTAAATGCACCAGGCAGGTCGCCCTGCAAGGCTTTCGTCAGTGCATTGAAAATTGTCTTGAACGTGTCGCCCACTGCAGTGAACGCTGTGACAATGGCTTTGCCTGCATTGACAAACGCGGTCTGCACAATGCTAATCAGCACACGCAGCGGCAGCACGTTGTTGTACAGCTCAATCATCAGGTTGGTTGCCGCTGTGATGATGGGCCGTATCTCGTCGTAGAAGTAAATGAACGCGGCAGTAAGTGCGCCAATGGCCAGCACTGTCACGCCGATGGGCGAGGCCAGCAGTGTAATTGCCTTGACAACGCCCGTGATGCCAATGATGGCAGGTCCGAGCGATGCAGCAAAGGCCGCAATAGCAATGCCGATGCGCTTGGTGCTGTCGTCTAGCTCTGTAAACTTTTGCGCAAGGTTAGTAAACGCGGTCAGCGCCTTGCTTGCAAATGGCAGCAGCTGCTTGCCTAGTGATGCGGCGGCAAACTTAGCGTTGTCTAATGCAGTGCTGAACTTGCCTGAGACTGTTTGGCTTAGTCGCAACATAGAGCCCTCAAACAATCCGCCGTCCTCAGTTAGCCCTAGCAGTACATCATTAAATTCTTTAACACTTACAGCACCTGCTCCAAGTTTATCAGCTGGCAACCCTGTGGCTTCACTAAGCGCTGCAAACACTCCAATGCCACGCTCTGCTAATTGATTTAAACTCTCAAGCTCAACCTTGCCTTTAGCGTTGACCTTTGCAAAGATGGCGGCGATCTCGTCTATATTGTTTCCACTACCTGCCGCAATGTCGCCAAGGAACTGCAGCTGGGTGTTGACGTCTGCGATGTCTGTACCGCTGGCAATCAACTGCCGTGCTGACTTGGCTACTGCGTCAAGCTGAAACGGCGTCTTAGCTGTAAACGCTGTAAGCTGCTGCATCATCTTGCCTGCCTGCTCCACGCCGCCCGTCAAGCTGACAAACGACGTTTCCAGCGTCTCAAGGTCTGCTGCGCTCTTCAGTGCTGCTGCGCCTACTGCTGCCAGTGGCAACGACAGGCTGCGCGTCATGTCCTGACCCATGCGCTGGATGTTGCTAGTCATGCTGCGCAGGTTGCGCTGCACGCGTCCCAGCGACTTGTTCAGGTCGCGTGTGTCAGCTCCTATCCGTACTACAAGATCACCTAGTTTGGCCATTTTTCTTAGCTATAGCTTTTAACTGTGCCCAACCAGTATGTATACCAGCCTTGGGCTTTTCCTCCCACGGAAACACTGCCAAATCTTTAGGCTTGACATTGCTTCCTTTCTTAGTGTGCACGTTTAACAACAAAGCGGTTTGCCATCGTGTACGCTCCCAGTCTACGCGTTGCTGCGCCTCCTGAGCTTTGTACCGACCGCGCACCGCGTTGCCAAACTCCCTGAATGTCAGATCATACAGAAGGCAAGGACTCAGGCACAACAGCCCAAGTCCAAGCTCTTCTATTTCGTCCCATTCAAGTGGTGTGTTGTCTCCTGGTTCTCCGTTTTTTTTTGCGGAGTCATAGAGGACTCAATCACCTCAACAACAGCAGTCAAATCCTGCACATCAATCAATCCTAGAAAGTCGTCCACCTCCATATCAAAGCTCATGCCTTGCTTTTTGCAGCCCTCCTGCACAAAGTAAAACAGCAGCTCAGGCATCAGGGTGACATCCTCGCTGTCGATGTTTGCCACCTTGTGGCCAGTCGCTTGCTCAAAGCTGCGCCAGGCGCGCATGTTAGCCTTGACTGGGAATGTTCGTCCGTCTAGGGTGATGGTCATGCGCTAGGTACGAATGTTGGGTCAGTGACGCACTCGAAAGTAGCAGTGTACGACGCGTTGTCTTCAGTGCCTGCGCTCAGCTCCAAGCTGGTGCAGTAGGCTTTGAAGTCGATGTCCATGTCGTCAGTAATCTCAGCTTCTGCCTGGTTGTATGACGCAATGGTAATGTCAAGCTTCTGCCCTGCTTCCATGTCGGCAAACAGTTCCTCGTAGCCGTTTGTGGCGTCAGCTGCGTAGAATGCAGTCATCGTCACGCTCAAGGTCTTCAGCCCAGGCAAAATTGCGCGGTATCCGCCGTTGTCTTTTGTTGTGGTGTCGCGTGTCTCAGTGCTAAAAGACACAGACAAATCTGTGAGATGGTCCACCAAAACGGGTGTTGCACTCTCGTTTGCGAACGCAACTCGCAGTTGCGAGCCGTTCATAATTCCTGCTGTTGCTGCCATTATTTCTTGTTGTTGGGTTTGATGCGATCTGCAATAATCATATTAATCAGACTATCCAAATATCCAAAAATTTGGTTGTCTTTTTCTGTGGGTGTGAGGTTAATCACAACCTTCACAAATGCCATGAGGGCGAGAACCAGCTCAGCCCAGTTGTGTAGTAAAAAATCGGTCATGTTATGCTGTAGTGTGTCATGATGTTAGACTCGATGCCTGTGCGATTGGCGCTCTGGTCGCTGCCGTAAATGATAACTTCCTGAATGTAGCCATCTAAATGACCAAATCCGTTCAAGCTGCCAATGCCGCTGTCCTCCGTGTCAATGCCCGAGGCTAAATCTAAACTTCCCAGATTGCTGCCATTTAGAAACGCTTGCGCGTTGCCCTGCGTGCTGCCCGCAATCATTGTGTGCAAATTTTTTGACGTGTTTGCTGTGGTGCTTATTCCACTGACGTTGCCGCCATAAGCATAATTGAAATTGCTAGAAAACAACACGGGCACCTGAAATCTTTTGTCGCCTCCAGCGTTGCCACTAACAGCCAGCAAATACTCTGTGTCTGCGGTGTCTTGAAATTTGCCAACCGCAAAAGCTGACAAGCTGCCGATGTCGAGGCCCGTGTTGTCAAAAGGCAGGTCGTCATTTACTCCGTCAAACCTTAACGCAGGCTGGCCGTTGAGCACATATATAGTGCCGTTGCTTTGTGCGAGTCTTGGCTGTAAGTACGCAGTGCTTTCTGTTACATGCCTGTTGTTCCCACTTTGATCGTAAAAAGTATGAATTCCACCAGTTGTGCCGTTAATGAATGTTGTCAAAGCAGCAATGTCTAAAGTGCCGTCATCAAGAAAGCCAATATCCTGGCGTGTGTTGTCTGCTCTTTCGACTTTTACTGCAGGCCCTGTGTACTCGCCACGCACGCGACGCAAGCTGTATGCAGCATGAGCACCTGGGTACTGCTCAAGCAACAGGTTAGGTATCACAGGCGTCAACCGCGCAGTGTAGTCCTGCACGCTGATGTACATGTTGCGTTCTGCGCTCACCTCCGTCACCTCGTTTGTGTACTTTACAGACTGCACCGTGACTGTGCCGTACACTTTTTTGCTCTGCCGCGACAACGCCGCCCGCACCTTATCTGCTAGGTCGTTGGCTGCTGCGTACGTGTCCGCCACACTGAAGACCTCCAGCTGCGCCTCGTCTACTGGCGCGCTTTCCTTGGTGTCAACGGGCGTGTTGGACACAACAGAATAAACCACGTAAGGCGTCTGCGCGCCCTCTTCTGCCAGCTCTGGATATATGCGCGTGCCGACCAAAGCGGCCACCGCGCTGTCATCCTTCAGCATGCTGTATATGGCGGCTCCTACCTTCATTTCATAAAGCGTTCAAATTCTTGTCGCAGCAGTCTGTTGCGCAGCTGCTTCATGCGGTTGCTTGTTGCCTTCTGTGTGCGCGTAAACAGGCCTTTGTTGCGTGCTGGCCCAAAGCCGCTGCCATTCTCTACAATGCTGGCAAACCATCCGTTCTGCCTGTTGCGTTTCATGCTGCCACCGCGGCGGCTTGTCTTTGGTCCTGCCAATGTAATCGCCTTGTTGCTGCGTCTAAAGGTCTTAATGCTGCGCCGCAGTGTGCCTGGCCGCGTCATGGTTCGCACGTTGTTGCGCACGCCGTCCTTGCTGCCTCGGTTACGCCCTGGGCCTGTGCCCTTGTTGTAGACGTAGATGTCGTCTTTGGCGTCCTTGATGTTAGCACGCAGCGCCACGTTGTACACCTCAGCCACGCGTTCGTCTATGTCGCGCAACTTCTGTGCGTCATTCTCGCTCCACTTGGCCAGGCGCGCAATCTTGCGCTCAAGCTCTTTCATGCCGTCTACCTTAATCGCTGCCATCACTCAGATACTACGCGTTCAGTAATAAAGTGCAGCTCATTCTTGCGGCCCACTTCCTGCACAGCTAGGATGTTGTAGATATCGCCGCCGTAGCTGATGCGGTATTTGGGCGTAACAGCTCGCGTCTGTGTGCTGCTGCGCACGCGCCACGTCACGCGGTTAGTGCTTGTCTCCTGCTCTTCCAACACCGCGCTGCTGGCGCTCTTGTTGTCCAACGCAGCCCACACCGTTACATAGGTAGACCACGACGGCACGGTCTGGCCGTACACGTCCGCAGTGCGCGATGCGCTCTGAATGACAATGCGTCTATCTAAAAAACCGATGTTCACTGCCTGTTGTCGATAATGCGTTCAACACTAAGCAGCGACTCAACTGCAATAGGAATGGTGGCCGTAATTGTGCCCGTCACTACAGCGCGCCTGTTCTCGTACCAGTGCGCCACCAGCATCTTCACCGCGTGCTTGACGTTGGCCGATTCTTCGACGCCTACCGCAGCCGTCACGCGTACAGGGTGCGCGTTGTATGTCTCCAGGTCTGGCGTGTCGTGGAAGTAAATCAACATGCTGCCGTCAGTTGCCGCCGTGGTATAGTACTTGCTAGCTGCCAGAGTTTGCTCTGCGCCTGACGTGTCGTTGTACTTTACGTGTGTGATGGCTGTGACAGGGCCGTAGGCCAGCGCTGCGTTGCGCCACCGCTCCAGATAAAACACTGCGGAGCCGCCTGTTGTAAAGCTGCGGTTGCAATAGTCCTCAACCCATGCCACTGCCGCGCGCAATAACGCCGTGATTGTAGTGTCCTCGTCGTTTGAGTCGACGCGCAGAAACTCCTTAGCGTCCGCCAATGTGACGACGTTAGTTCCTGCTGTGTGTGCTTGACGTACTACGTGCATGGTAATGTAAAAAAAAGAAAGCCCAGCCCATTGCCAGGCTTCCCGTGTTAGTCAATTATTACTCGAAGTCAAACAAGTAAGCCAATGCACCTGCCTGGCGAACGTCTACGTCGTAAAACTTGTTGACGTGCAAAGCAATCTGCGCATTGCCTGCGTTGCTGTATGGATCAACCAACAGGTCAATGCCACCAAAGAACGCCATCACCATGCCGAGGCCAAAGTCACCGAACAACAACGCGCCTTCGCTCGCAGTTGAGTCGATGAGGTTTGGTGTAAAATTGGTGTTATAGCCATCAATGTTGTTGCCTTCCACAACTGCTTTAATGCTTGCCACAGCGGCCTCACCTTTCAAGATGCTCATGGCAGTCGGTGAACCGACAAATGAGCAAGCGCTCAAGTCGCCACCAGCAGCCAACACAGCTTTCTGCATGTTGGTCAAATCAGCGTATGTGACAGCTCCGTCTTTGTCAACACGGTTGCCAGCAGAGGCAGCAGCCTTAGCAAATACAGCCTTGTCAATGGTCTCATTGATACCAGCAGCCAACTCGCGTGAGATCATAGCGTCCACCTGAGCACCGCCCTGCAGAATCAACTGCTTGCTGTACTTAGTGTTTGCAGCCACACGGATGGGTGACAGTGTCAACTCGTCGAGCTGCAAGCCAGACGCAGAGTCAGCAGCAACCTCAGTTGCTTCAGTACCTGCTGCCTTAGCAGAAACGCGTGGGAACTTTAAGTTGCCAGTTGCGTTGTTAATGGTAGTGACCCCGACGCGCTCGGCCATTGTAGGCGTGCGCAGGGCGTCAATGACACCAGGCACTGCAGTGGCAACAAAGCCAGAGCCGTCGCCAGTGCCATCGGCCTGAAAGTTGTCAGCAGTACCAGCACGGTACAGTGCGTGGGCTGGAATACCAATCTGGCCGCTCATCTGCAAGCCGCGCATCTGGTACTCTTTAGCTGCCTCCTGGCTCCACTCAGCTTCTGCGCCCTCGAGTGCCTTGCCAAAGCTGGCAGCTTGCACAGCACGGCTGAGGCTGAAAGAGCGATTAATTTTGTTGACCTCCTTGGCCTCTGACACTGACTTGCCACCCATCTGGGCCTGGCGTGCGATCATGTCTTCGTGTGCCTGGCGGCGGTCAATCTTTCCGTCGAGGCGCTCAACCTCGCGCTTGCAAAGGTCGGCCTCTTCTTGTTCGTTGTTGGTCCAGTCGCGGTTTTCGGTTTCTGCGACATTCACCAACTCTTCAAAGCGATCTGCGTGCTTGCCGCGTGTCGCCTTCATCTCATTGAGATTCATAGTTTCAAATGTTTGTGTTTCAATAACTGTTGTATCTGTGTCGGCCTCTGCTACTGCAATGGCTTCGTCTAGCTCAAGCTGTTGGTCACGCGCCTGCACCGTGGCGGCTGCGTATGCTGGATAGGTCACAGGTGACACGTCCAACAACTGCCGCACCTTATCTACGCTGCGCACGGTGCGCTCTTCGTTCCAGCTCTGGTCTTTGATTGTAAAGGCAAAGCTGCTCTGGCTGATGTCACCGCGTTTCACGCTCTCGTAGAAGTCTTTGGCATACTGCTGCGCGCCTAGCTTAACGCGGTACTTTAGCCCGCGCTCGTCTGTGCTGAGCTCCAGTGTGCCGTTCTCGGTACGTCCGAGAATCAAATTAGGGTCGTGGTTAATTAGCGCGCGCACGTCGTTGGTCATTACGTCGTCAAATGCGCCTGGCTTAATTACTTCACGAAAGTGCCCAAGGTCTGTTTCGCTGTTAAACACAGCGGCATAGCCTTCTAACACCATGTCGTCACTGTCGGCCTCGCGCACCTCAATGGTGCCCATGGTCCGCTTCTCAGCGTCTTTATACTGTTGGTTGTCCTCCATCGTTTGAAACTTTGTCGCTGTACTCGTTGATGCGGTCCAGCGCGATTTGGTTAATCTGCACGAGGTGGGCGTCACCGCCGTTCTCAATTGGATTCATCTGCTCTTTTGCCCTCACCTCGTTAATGCTCATAACACCGCTCTGCAGCATCTGCTGGTAGAAGTTGGTGCGCGTGGCAAGGTCGCCGCGGTACAGGTCGTTCATGTTAAACCTGCTGTACAGCTCTGGCCGCTCGAATGACTGAATTAGTTTGCGGTCAATCTCTTGCTCAATGCGCTTCGCCCACGGTGCAATTGTGTGCCGTGCGAACTGCAGGTTTTGCTGCTCTACGTTGTTAAACGTAGTCTGTGACGGCAGCTGCACCAGCGAGGTGGGCACGCTGTAGATGCGGCAAATCTCTTCTGCCTGGAACTTGCGCGTCTCGATAAACTGCGCCTCGTCTGGCGTAATTGTTATGCGCTGGTATTTAAAGCCGAACGGCAGCAGCTTAGTGCCCGCGTTCATGGCGCTCTGGTTCCAGCTGTTCTGAATCACGTCCATCTGCTCCTTGCGCAGTGGCTGATCCGATGCCAGCACGCCAGTCATCTGACCTTTTTGCCCGAAGTACTCGCTGCCAAAGTCCTGCGCTGCCTTGGCCAAGCCCATGTTTTCGCGGTGCAGGCGTATTGGCGACATCTTATTCATGCAAGAAATTTCTAGCATGTTGTCCTGTGTAACAGCGCCGTAGTCGCGGATGACATACACGCGCTCGCCGTCTACGTCCTTGATATCTACGTCGTAGTAGCTGACAGGCACAAGGCGCTCTGCATAGCCTCGTGTGTTGCGCTCAATAATGGCATAGCCGCAGCCGTACATTAGCGCGCTGCTCATCAGCGTTTCCCAGAAGTCGAATGCGTTCTGATGCTCGTTAGGCGCTGATGTGATCAGGTCGTAGGCAGGGTGCTGGTTGGCCACCTCGATGTTGCGGCCGTCACGCACGTACAGCTCAAGGTCCAAGCTGCTGATGGTGCTTGCAATCTTGTTGATGCAGGCATAGACTGTAGAGATGGCCAGGGCGCTGGTCTCTGTGATGTTGACGCCGCTGCGCACCATAGGGTTAATGCCAAGCTCGGCCTCCAATGTCTGGCTGTTAAACTTACCCACGCGGTAACGAAACAAGGCGCTAAGACGGTCTGTTAGTGTGGCCATTCAGTACAGGTGAAGCTAGAATATAAGCAAGTTACGTTACAAATCCAAGACATCGAAAAAGAAATCTTGCTCACCTAATGTGTGACAGTATTCGTTCATTGCAATAATGCTGGCAATCACACCGTCCACTTTCTTGTTTTCCTGCTTCTCCTTAGTCACGCGCTTGTTCTCATTAACGTCCATGTACACAACAGCGCAGCCCATTTGCCAACGCATGCATCTGTTTCCGCCGTGTATAATTTGGCCCTTCATTGCGGCCATCTCGAACTCTTTAGTTGGGCCGTTCATGGTTGTAATGTTCTGAGCCATTGGAGACATCTGCACGCCGTCGGCCTCCAGCTCTGCCACAATGTATGTGCTGAAGCGCGGATCGTATCCAATGCTGCGCACGTCGTACTTAGCGCACTGCGCGTTGATGTACTCCTTGACTATGCGGTAGTCAGTGACGTTGCCTGGTGTCAGGGTGATGTCACCAGCGCGCTCATAGGCTATGTAGTCAATGCCTGCGCTCAGTTTCTTCGTGTGTGCTTTCTCGCTGTTGACAAACTGATGCACAAGCAAATAATAACAATCGTGCTCCACGTCAGCAAAAAGTAACGCGAATGCAGTGAGGTCTTGTGTAGATGCAAGGTCCAGACCGCCATAGCAAGGTAGTGTGTGAAGCCTGTCATGTGGTATTGGTTTGTTGCCCTTCATCCAAATGTCGTCTGGAATCCACGCGGTCTCTGCTGATGTCCAAATGTTTAGGTGCAAACGTAGGAAACTGTTGACCATGCTAGGGTTCGCCTTTGCATTCTTAACGGCCTGCTCAAAGTAGTCTTGACGGCAGATACTGCCATAACCTGGGTTGGCCTTGCGCCACGTCTCCTCTGCTGTCCAGTCGTCGTCAATGTCTGCACAGTACAGCACAGGCAGAAAGCTGTCGTCCTCAATGATGCCATCGCGTACTTTTTTAGCGTACTCGTGCACCTCGTAGCAGATGCTTGCGCGGTCGTGGCCCGCTGTAGTCAGTGCCATTACAAGCGGCTGGCGCCGTGCGCCTGTTGATGTAGTTAGCACGTCCCAAAGGTCTCGATCAGGTTGCGTGTGTAATTCGTCGAAGATGACTGCGTGACAGTTGAGGCCGTGCTTTGTGTACGCCTCTGCGCTGATCGACTTGTACCAGCTGGATTTATAGTGCACTACCTTGCTCAACACCTTGGCCCTGCTGCGCAGGTGGCGGCTGTTGTTAATCATCTCCTGCGCGATGTTAAACACAATGTTGGCCTGGCCACGGTCGCCCGCTGCGCTGATTACCTCTGCGCCTGGCTCGCCATCAGCAAACAGCATGTACAGCGCAATGGCCGCGCTTAGGTTTGACTTGCCGTTTTTGCGTGGAATCTCAACGTAGCAGGTGCGGTACCTGCGCGTGCCGTCCTCTTTCTTCCAGCCGAACAGCGGGCGTATGATGTCGTCTTTCTGCCACGCCTCCAGCAGGAACGGGTGACCGCCAAGCTCGCCCTTGACGTGCGTGCAAAAGCGCTCGATAAATTCAACAGCGAGCTCGGCTGCTGCGTCGTCAAAGTGGTAATCAGCCAAAGTACTTGTCAGCTTCGTCTGCTACTTCCTTGCCCTCGCCAATCCAATTCTCCAGCCGCGTAATAATAATCTGCTTGCGGTGGCGCGCCTCTTTAAGCTGCTGCCACTCTGGACGCATTCGGTTCATGACGTCGCCGCTCTTGGCCGTCATTGCGTAACACGTGCCGTGTTCGTCGCAATAGTCCTGCAGGTGTTTCTCTTCAATGATTACGCAAGCCAATGTGTACAGCAGTTGCTGCTGGCCTGGTGTTAAGTCTGCCCGCTTTTCGTATGCGTTAAGCAGGTCGTTGTACTTCTTAGTCTGTTGTGCTGTCATACCCTTCTAGTTTTTTATGGCCTGACCCTGCGCGTGACTGACGCTGGGATGTTACCGTGATGTGTATTCATTTTTGCGATGGGCTACCCGGTGCTGTTGGCGCCACAATCTGTCCAAGGTGATGCTTAAGCTGTTCCTCTGTCAGTTCGTAGCTGTTGAGCCACATGCGCCCGTCGTCTGGCTTTGTGTTCTCAAACTGCAGCAGCCAGTAGCCACACCACGTCCACTGCATCGACTTGATGCCGTAGTGCTCATTCCTTGCCAGTATGCCCAGGCGCATGGACTCATCGATCAGCTCCATTGTCAGGCGTTGACCGTAGGCAGGCTCGCACTGATAGCACTTCATCTCGACAAACGCCAGGCGGTTTGTGCTGTAATTGCGCAACACAAAGTCCACGTCATACGTAGTAAAGCATGACGGCCTCATACTGCTCGGCAGGTTCTTGCGTATCCACTCGCTCATGCCTTGCTCGCGAAAGCCAGTGCGTTCTTCAGTGCGCTCTTCAGTCGTGCTCATTCGTATGTAATGTAGCTGAGTTCGTCGTAGTAGTCTCCATAGGTCCAGCTTGCGTCATCGTACCATGCCGCTCCTTCGCACTCTTGCGGTTGTGGCATGACGTGCACAGTGGCTGCAGGTTGCTGACGTCGTAGAAGGCACCGCCCTGCGTCACTGGCCTGATGTGGTCCACCACGTTGGCCTGCCATCCGCATGCTGCGCACACTGGGTGTTGCTTGAGGAATGCCTTGCGTAGTTTTCTCCATAGCTGTGACCAGTATCGTTTATCCTGCTTTCTCTTAGCAAATGGTTTCGCCAACGACTTTGAGTGAAGCGCGCCGCGATGCGTTCGATTGATATGAGCCACGGTAAATGTCTTTTTGCATGTTGTGCAGGCGCTCATTCTGCGTCCCGCTCATCCCTGTCTCGCCCACGTGCACCTCGCCTTGTTGATCTGTCCACGTGTATTCTACGCGTAAGGTCTTGCGGTATGCTTCGATTGAAGCTGCGATCTGCCGCAATTCGCTCTGCGAGTATGGCTGCAACTTTGGCTTCATAGTATTCAATCCATTCTTTGAGTTTGTCATTGGTCGGTCTTTTTCCTGTTGTTGCTATCTCGTATATCTCATCGCACACGCCCTTGCCGTACATGCGCTCTAGTGCTTTGCTGTACAGCCACTGCTGGCCGCCGCTCTGCATGTTGCAGCCCTTGCATTGCCCGTGGACGTTTATGCCCATCCATCGCGCTGCTAAGAACTTGCGGCTGATGAAGTGCCCTGCATCGACTTTCGTCCAGTGCTCGCGCTTGCCGCAGGTAATGCACGTCACCATGCCTTTGCTGTCGCTGTCACGCAGCCGCACAAACCAGCTGAAGCATCTATCCAGTCTGCTGGTCAATATCGCCCTCTCGCTGCGCTTGCGCCGTGCCTTTCTCTTCGCTTTGCTGTTTGTGTTGCTCCTGGGTTGCTGCATCCGCTTTGTCATTGGGATAAGGTATGAACGTCCTGTCTAACACCTTGCGCGGCGTCTTCAGCAGTCCTTCTGCGTCCAGGTCGCGCTTCAATCTCTGCCAGTCGATGGCTGCTGTCTCTACGTGCTGCTTTTTCTTATCAACGTGCTCCTGTTCACGCATGGCGACTGTGTTCTGCATCTCGTAATTGCGGATGCAGTCAATCAGCACATTAGTGGTGAAGTTGCCGTAGAGGTCAAAGCGGCCCTGTCGTATCTGCTTGAAAGCAATCAGCACCTCTTCTAGCTTCAGGCTCGGAAACAGCTCGCAGATGTCCTCTACTGCGTCCTGCAGGTCTGTCTGCGTCTGGAAGGTGCGCGTAGCATTCACGTGACGCACCAGTCGCTCCAGCTCTGCCAGCATTGTGAGCCTAACCTTTGCAGGTTCCGCCTTCAGTGCTTTGCTCAGTGACATGCCGCGCTTGTACGCCTGGGTGACTGTCAAGCCCTGCATTGCTTGCCTGCTATTTTCCAGCAGCCCATGCAAGTGCTTGTTCTCTATCAAGCTCAGGCCGTTTTCCGCTTTTTGCTCCTTTAAGCTCAAAGAGTCCCTGCCAGCCTTGGGCAATGCTTTGCTGGATGATTGCGATTGCGATTCTGTAGTCATTATTTGCCATTTTTTTTAGGTTGTGCAGTGCTGCCTGCTCGCCGTTGTCGGTGTAGCTTTTGTAGCGCCTGTCGCGACGCTCCTGCAGCCATGCTTTCCACGTATCCAAGAATTCAATTTCAGTGAATGGATACACCACCTCTTTTTTAGATGTATTCTTAGTTGTTCTTTCTATTGTATTAGTATGTGGGAATTTTGACGATGCAGAGTCGTAATTTTTCCCATGCAGACTCGTCATTTTTCCCATGCTGCCTAGGCTCAAATGTCGCACACGGCCATTGAAGTAACACTCCAGCAGCTCCAGCTCCACCAATTTTTTAATGATGCGCTGGACTGTCTTAGGCGTGATGCCATACTGCTGCCTAATTGTGTCATTGCTCTTGTGAAAGGTCTTGCCATTCTTGCTAAATGACTCCACCTCTGCCATAAACGCTTTCTCTGTCATTGTGAGCCGTTGATCTAGCCACACCTCTGCAGGTATCCAGATGCCAAGAAACTCACGTTCGCTCATTGCTCGGTGCTGTCGGAATTCATACAGCGCTCAAGTACGCGGTCTAACCTCGTTTTAGGCCTTACATTATCCTTCTGCTGCGCCTTAAGGTATTTGTCCTCTACGCGGTCAAAGATGTGACGCAACTGCTCCAAATGTTCTAAATGCGCCGCCATGTCGTCTGCATCTACTTGTCTTTGAGCGGCCTCAATTATCCACATCTTTGTGTCACGCTGTGCATCAATCAATACCTCTAGCAATCTGTCTGCCTGGTCCTGTCGCAATGATGTGCGTACGTATGTCTTCTTCATCATGAGAATGGGTCTTCACTGTTCAACAATGCGTCCAAATTGACGTTGAGCGTAGCCATTGCCTGCTCAACCTCTGGCACAATCGGCCCAGTCACTGGAATGACTGTGTACTTAGTCTCCAGCCCTTCGCCCTTGCGTGTAATGCGCAAATCGAATGTGTTAGGATGACCAAAGTCTGGCTCCATTGTAATGTCGTGCAATGCGTCGAACACGCTTTTTTGCGTAATCTCCCACACCTGGACACACTGGTCGTCGTAGTTCCACACAGCTACTGCCAGGAACTTGCGCGGCTTATCGCCGTCTCGGTAGTTGGCCTCTGGCTTGCTGTCTTTCCAATGCCACCGCACAGGCTTGTTGTCCTCTGTCCAGCACACATAGCCCTCAAGGCCTTTCTCGCTCAAGATTCGCACTTTGCTGGTCTTGTCTTTTGCAGGGCGGAAGTAGCTGCCTGCGTTGTTGTTCGCCTTCGCGAAGTCTTCAGAAATAAAACTCATAACACTTGATTTTTAAAAGGTTCGATTTGGTTGATCATAAGACGAAGCAGAGCGCTCACAGATACGCCCATCTTGTTGGCTTTGTCTTGTAACACGTCACGCTGGCTCTCAGTCATGCGCACGTTCATTCTTATAGGATAGTTCTTCATGTATTCAATCATGACCGCGTAATTGGGCCGCAGGCCTCGTAGCCCATGCTTTGAATGCCTTGCAAGCGCTTCTGCACAGTGCGCTCATCCTTAAACCACCAGCGTGTAAGGTCTTTGCGGTCTTTGTGGCGGAAGTCTTGAAAGCACCTAAAATCCATATCGCGCATGCGTTCGCGCATAAACTGTGCGCCTGCATCTGGAAGGCACTTGTAGCCGCCTTCGCGAAAGTCAACACCGTTGCGCTGGGTGTAGTGGCCGTAGCCCTCGTGCATGTAATCGTGTGTCATGTCGATTGGTTTTGTGCGTGGATGTACTGCATCCACTGGTTATACGTCATGGGTTTGTCTGGCACCACGCTGTGCGATATGCCGTTTGGTTTGAGAGCTTGCATGACACAAACGTACGTCACTTGTACGTCACTTGTATGTACAATGCGTGTGTAGTTATTCACATCCACATGTTCACGCACAGAAAAGGGCCGACACAATGCCAGCCCTTCACTAACCAATTCTGATGACTCACGTGTCAAGCACGGCTCTCAAACATGCTGACGACTAAAGGTACAACGGCAATGGCACACAGGCAAACCGCCTCCCAGCTCATGCCGTGCGTGCCGATGTCGTAGCAGGCTGTCGTAGCAATCATGCCGCCAACAGTACGCTTCGCACTCCAGCGCTTCAGGTCGCCTTTCGTCTTGAACGCCTCCGTAAGGTCGGCGCCTGCAAGTGCCTTAGTAATAAGTCCAGATAACTGCTTCATCTTTCTCAACGTCACAATCTACATGTACAAACCCGTCACCAATGCCGATGCGGTCAAAGCCTGCCGTGAGCAGCGCCGTGATAATTTCCATGCGCTCGCGCGATGTGCCGCAGGCGATGTCAGCAGCCAGGCCCTGCATGTGTGAGCTTCTGCGCGATCCGCCTACTGCATGATTGTGCGCCTCGGTGCGGTAGCCGCTGGTAATCTTAAAAGGCACGCCTGCAAACTCGCGGGCGTCGTCTAGCATCTGCAGAAAGTCCTCGTCCATGTTGTGCCCGCTGCCTAGCTGGTCAGGGCTGTCAAACTCGCAGTAATTAAAGTATCTCATCTTCCTGTCTTTCCTTGCGCACCTTCAGCGCGCGTTCAATGTTCCACCACATCAAGGTAAGGCCTGCGCAGATGGTCACGGCAGTGTCCACGTAGCCCACCAGTACGCTGCCCACGTATGTGACGTTCAAGGCGTTTTGCAGGTGGCATTTAAGTTCATTCATCTTCGTCCTCAATTATCCAGCCGTTCGCAACCATGTACTTGTAATCGCGCACCGTCACCGTGGTGGGTAGTATGCTGTGCAGCGGTATCTCATCGAGCTGGTGGATGGCGCTGCCTAGGTTGTAACGCTGCATGGCGCTTATCTCTGGAAACATGGCCACCAGTTTCTCAAGGTTGCACTCTGGGTGCACTGCTATGAGGTAGTCGGTGTCAACGCGCAGCGCATAGTTGTCCCTGTCTGTTGGGTGCTGTAGTAAACTGCACAACGTGTTGCCAGCTTCGTCAGGCGACTGCACGTGAACGGGCCTCGTAATATTGTACAGCTCTCGCGCAATGATGTGTGCGCGGTCTTTTGAGTTAATTAGGCCAACAGGCTTGACAATAATCCACTGCATTAGAATGCGCTGTAATGTGTGTTCAATTCGTCGCTTAAGTCTTCAGCGTCGTGAGCTGTGCCGTTGCTAAATACAATAAACTCCTGCAGCGTGCCACGAAGTGGCGATCCACCGTTGTCGCTGCGCGTGCCTAAAGCCATGGCCCTGCTGCTGTTGTTTGGGTTTGCATTGACATTTGCACTGAATTTGTCAAGCTCATTTGTGCCGTTGTAGTATGCTTCACAGCTGCCGTTTGCAAATGTCCCTGTGCTGATAATCTGGGTGCCTGCGGTAAATGTTGCAGTGCTGTCTGGCCGTGGCAGGTTGTTGTTGCTGTAGCGCACAGCCAAACGCACCTTTGCGCTGGCCATCATAACACAAATGAAGTTCTGTTGTGATTGCGTGCTGCTCCAGCTAGTTGCTGGCTGCTGACCTACGTTTACAACATTGTGCTCATGTACTACAGCTAGATTGTATGCACCGCTTGGATTTGGCGCAAAGGCTGAGGTCAGCAGCGTGTCGTTGCTGCCGTCAAACTCAACTGCAGGCTTGCCGTTCACTTGTATGACGCTGCCGCTGTTCACAATCTGTGGCTGCTCGCCTGTGCTTGTGTTTACAGCATTACGGCCCGCAGTCGATTGGTCAAACCACGTGTGCACAAATCCGTCA